TTTTTGAAATAACTGGAGAAAATTCTGTTGAGTGGGTTCTTTCAAACAATTCTGTTTTGTTAGTTCAGAAAGAGGAACTTGAAGAAGTTTTAAAACTTTCGTTCTTGAATCAAAGTTCTATTTGGCATATTTAATCTTGGAAATTTTACCATTATTTGGGATTCCTTTTTACACTTCAAAAGAGGATGTTTCTTTGTGCGAAGGATTTTCCGATTTTGTTTATGAGAGATTGCCATCTGATAATGGCTTTATAACTGAAGATTATTTTGTTTTAGATAATTCTGATTTATTGAAAAGCGCAATAAAAAAACACATTGATGAGTTTATTTTTAATCAATTAAATTATTCAAGAAATTTTAATTTCTTTATTACAAACTCTTGGATCATAAAACACAAAAAAGGTGATTTCTCACACAGCCATAGCCACGAAAATAGTTTAATTTCTGGAGTGTTTTATTTAAAAGTTCCAGAAGGAGATTCTGGCTCTTTGGTTTTAAATAATCCAAACACAAATAGCGTAATGCCAGATTGCTTAAAGGTTGGCGTAGATTTTTGGAATGTATACAACTCTAAAACTTGGACAATCAACCCAGAAGAAGGCGACATTTTTTTATTTCCATCGCATTTAGCACATTCCGTTACAAAATTAAATGTTGACGAAGATAGATATTGTTTAGCATTTAATGTTTTTGTTTCTGGAGAATTTGGAAAAAATATTCCTGCCTATTTAAAAATTTAAAATATGAAAAAAACAATAACAAAATATACAAAGGATTAGATTATGGCATTAGAAAGCGGAACGTACATTAAAGATTTAGTTAGCACTAACCCTTTGGGAACTGATGCTATATCGCAAGGAGATGACCATGTTCGCCTAATTAAATCTGTATTGCAAAACTCATTTCCCTCCACAAATGATGCCCCTATTATTCCAAATATTTCTGGTAATGGTGACAAATATTTACAAGTAAACTCTGGTGCTACTGCTACTCAGTGGGTAGATTTAGATGTTACGTCTTTAACTAGACGTAAAGGTGAAATGCAAAGACCTTGGTTTCAATATATTAACTCCGCTAAACTTAGAGTTCATGCAGGACTTTATGATTTAGATTCAAAAGGAACATATGTATCTTGGGATACTTATTTAGATTGGACAATTAGCGGTTCAAATGGATGGAGATATCTTTATTTAGATTATAGTTCAATATCAGGAACTACAGTAACCGCAACTGATTTTACAGAAACCAGTACAGTTCCTACTTATTCTGAATCTAAACATGGTTGGTATAATGGAAACGATAGATGTATTTTTGCATTTTATGTTAGTGGAGGCTCATTAACTCCATTTTATAACGACGGCTCTACTCATGTTGAGTATAGGGATGATTGGGATAATGGAGAAATTAATTCAAGTAATTATGTAACTGTAACTATTCCACCTTTAGGAGCCGTAGGAGGAAGAGAAGTATTTGGAGAATTTACATTCCAACTTAAATCAGATATAGGCGCAACAAGTTCTTCTGACTTTTATGTAACTGCGGCATCAGGTTCTGGTCATTTTATTGGTAGGGTAGAATCAGACGGAGGGGCGTCAGACAATGCCCATCTTAGTGGAAACAAAAGAATTGTAGTTTATAAGTCAGGCGCTTCGACAATGCAAGTTTACATAGTTAAAAGCGGTGGTTCTACAGGTAATACTTGTAGAGTGTTTACTAATGGATTTTTTCTTCCCCAAGGAATGTAAATGCCATTAATACCTTTTGATAACGTAGGCTCTATAGGAATTATACGAGATACACCTCCTTATAATCTTCCACAGGGTGCATGGTCTGACGGAAACAACGTAAGATTCCTTGATAACGGCGTAAAAAAAGTCGCAGGTTACAAGGAAGTAATGGCTACTTGTCCGTTTGCTCCTTACTACATACACCCATATTTAACTATAGCAGGTCTGTATTACTGGATAGCCTATGGTGCTACAGACATTGCAGTGTACACAGGCACTACATGGATTGATATTACACAACAATTAACTTTAACGCTTGACGGTGCGGTTAGTCATAACTCAGGAAGTATTACAGTAGATACTGGAGCGGCATTAAGTGCTTTACCCGCCACAGGAACCCTTAGAATTGGTACTGATATTACTTCTGATCAAGACGTTAACTCTGGCAATAAATATGAAGAGGTAACATATTCTGCAAGAGATGTAGCAACTGGAGTAATTACATTATCTACTAATAATTTAAACCATCATCCTGATAATGCTATTGTCTATCCTTCTGGAAGCACTTATACAGTTGACAAAGATTACGGCGCAAACACTTCTAGCCGTAGATGGACTGCTACTAATCTTAATGGTCTTGTGGTTGCTACTAATGGATTTGATGCGCCTCAAATGTGGCCTTTGTCTGGGGGCATACCTAGTACTGCTACTCCATTTAGAGAACTACAGAACTGGCCCACTGGAGCGTCATGCAAATCTATTAGATCGTTTAGGACATTTCTTGTTGGACTTAATTGGAACAGGGCTAATCAAGAACCACGATTAGTTAAGTGGTCTACTGAGGCTTCATTTGGTGCCGCTCCTTCTACATGGGATGAGACTGATGCTACGCTAGATGCAGGTGAGTACGAACTATCTGACACGCCCGGAGATATTGTAGATGGATTACCGTTAGGTGATTCATTTTTAATCTATAAAGAAGATTCTATTTACATTATGAACTATGTAGGAACTCCCTACATATTTTCATTTAAACTTCTTAGCCCTACTGTTGGCGCATTATCTAAAGAGGCTATCAAAGAGTTTGATGGTGGTCATTTCTTTATTGGTAACTCTGATTGCTATGTTTGTAATGGGCAAACCATAAACCCCTTACTACCTAACAAAGTGCGTAGAGCAATGTTTGAGGATTTGTCTGGCGATAACTATCAAAAATGTTTTGTTGCGGCAGACTATGTTCGCAATGAAATGCTTGCTTGTTTCCCTAGTTCTGGTAGCGATGTAGTTAACAAGGCTCTTATATGGAACTGGAAAGACAATACATTTTCGTTTAGGGACTTACCAGATACTTCTTTTATTAACAATGGTATTATAGATATTACTGTTGGTGCTACATGGGATGCTAGTACAGAGTATTGGGATATTGGTACAGGTACATGGGGAGAACGTAACTACGATAACGTCAAAAAGAACCTAGTCTTCTGCGACGTAACTAACACTAAAATATTTCGTGATAATTTTGGTAATACTAAAGATGGAACTAACATGACATCTTTTATTGAGCGTACAGGTCTTGACTTAAATGATCCTCAGTCAGTTAAGTTTGTATCTGCTGTGTACCCTCAGATAGAGGTTAGTGGTGACAACTCCGTAAACGTGTATATTGGTAGACAAATAAGTACTGAGCAGGGTATTACATGGGAAGGCCCAGTATTGTTTAATCCTAATACTCAGTCTAAAGTATCGTGTCGTGTAAGCGGTAAATACTTTGGAATCAAAGTGGAGTCTACTACGGACATGGATTGGAAACTACATGGTGTAGCGTTTGAAGTACAGCAACGTGGTCTAAGAGGATTAAGAAGTTATGGCTAATGCTCCAGTTAAAAACATTAAGTCATTAAATAGATGGACTCCTAACCCTGCTCCAGTAAACAATGATAACTTATCTGATTACTTGTTTAACGAATTAAACAGGTTATCTGATATTATTTTTAACCTTGATGTAATGCGATTAGAGCAAACCAACACAGACCCTTCTAATACTACAATAGCAAACAATAGGGGCAAACCTAGAGATGGTGATATAAGATATGCGGATGGCACGAATTGGAATCCCGGTGGCGGTATTGGCATTTATGCTTACATTGGGGGCAGTTGGACTAAACTCTAATCTGTATGCAGACTACAAGTCTACATTCTTAATAGAAAGGGACAAGTACAGTACATTAAACTGGCTGTCAGATGAGACAAGCAATCACTGGCGTGATGTAGTTATAGAGAAGTTAAACGCTAACGGTGATACACACGCTGATGTGATGGCTAGAAGTTATGACTCTTCGTTTAAAGAGGTAAGCAGTGTTAATAGAGTTGCTTGGCGTGATCGTCTTAATAGGTTGCGTAATAAAAATTTGGCTCCTGTAATGTGGCTTATATCTGATGACAGTCCACAAGCCTACAAACAGGGACTACAGAATCAGATAGACTATCAGAACCAAGTAGTAGATGCAGTAGATGATCTTGTTAGCCATTACGTTGTATGCCTTGAGTGCGATGAGTATTACTCAGCACAAGAA